CGTGGTTGGGATATATCTCATGCGATTAAATGGAAACAATTTGAAGCAGGAATGATGTAATGAAAGAATGGATTGGTTATTATAAAAAGGTAGTTCCCAATAAAGTATCTCAAAATATTATGAATGATAACTGGGAATGGAAATCATCTACATATTCATCAAACAAAGGTGAGATAGAAAACAGTTCCAATAGAGTTGTAATGGACGATTGTTGGATAACTGAAAAGATGAAATATTGGAAACCTTTACTTGACACTACACAAGAAGTCATAAAATTATACAAAGCAAGACACTCATGTATGAAATATTTTAATCCAAACAGGACAACAGATTTTAGGGTGAACAAATATAGCGGTGGTGGATTTATGTCTGAACACATAGACAATATTCATCACAGTCATGGACAACAATATGGGTATCCATCAGCTTCATGTCTGTTTTTCTTAAATGATGACTACGAGGGTGGTGAGATTGTAATTGCAGATATTATGTACAAACCAGAAAAAGGTTCTGCTATAATATTTCCATCAAACTTTATGTTTCCACATTATGTAGATAGAGTAACAAAAGGTGAAAGGTATAGTATAATAACATGGCTGATGTAAAACATTGGGATTTATTTCCTACAAAAATATTTGAAAGTAAATTTGTTGCAACAAAAGAAATATTAGAATTTGTTAGTAATAATTATAATAAATCTTCCTCAAATTTAGTCAAACAATCACATAATAACAATTTACATAGAGCCTTCACATTCGAACCTTTCGTAAAACAAGTATATGACGTAACAAAACATATGTGTGAAGCGTATGAATATGAATACAATGAAATAGATATTACAAGTATGTGGATAAACGTATCTGAACCAAAATCGTCTCACCCACCACACACACATTCTAATAATTTATTTTCTGGTGTTTGGTATCCTTGTGAAAATATTAACACATCTAAGATACAATTCTTTGACCCCAGACCACAAGCAAATCAATTAACACCAAAAAGAAAAACTACAAATATAAACAATTCTGGAATTATGGGATTTACATCTAAAAAAGATTGTATGTATATGTTTCCAGCATGGTTATCACATTGGGTGCCACCTACACCAAATACAAGAACTAGTATATCTTTTAATGTAATACTCAGAGGTGAGTATGGTGAAGAAAACACATTACAAAATGCAAATATCTAAAGTAAATGAAGTTTACCTAAAGGTAGAAACAAACTCTGGTGTAGAAAGAGAACTTTCAGATTATTTTACATTTGAAGTTCCTGGCCATAGGTTCATGCCTGCATATCGCAATAAGATATGGGACGGAAAGATAAGATTATTCTCACCAGCAACAGGCAAAATATATGTAGGATTATTACCATACATTAAAGATTTTTGTTATAAAAACGATATAGAATATATAATAGATAAAGGAGTTGAAGATGTTCGTAGGATTTCCAAAGAAATTATTTCAGGATATGTCAGAGCTATTAGACCAAAAAGTAAAGGCAAGTCACTTAAAGTTCGTGATTATCAAATTGATGCTATCAGGTATGCTATTGAGTCAAATAGGGCTCTTCTTGTTTCTCCTACTGCTTCAGGTAAATCGTTAATCATTTACATCTTAGTTCGTTATTATCAACAAATGAAACTAAAAACTTTGATACTTGTACCAACCACATCATTAGTTGAACAGATGTATTCAGACTTTGAGGACTATGGTTGGAGTTCTAATATGTATTGTCAAAAGATATATCAAGGGTACACAACAAAAATTACAAAAGATGTTGTAATATCTACATGGCAATCTATCTATAAGATGCCTAAGAAATACTTTGAAAAGTTTGGTTGTGTTATTGGAGATGAAGCACATATGTTTAAAGCTAAATCTCTCACAGGTATTATGACAAAACTACATCTGTGTAAATATAGGTTTGGATTGACAGGTACATTAGACGGTACACAGACGCATAGATTAGTTCTAGAGGGTTTGTTTGGTACTGTTGAGAGGGTTACAACCACAAAAAAGTTGATGGAAAGTAATCATCTAGCACAATTAAATATAGAATGTATTGTATTGAAACACGCAGAAGAAGAGTGTAAAAATGTAAAGGGGTTCAACTATGCAGAAGAAATCAATTATTTGGTATTACAGCCTACTAGGAACAATTTTATTACTAACTTATGTAGTAACCTAAAAGGAAACACATTATGTTTATTTCAACTGGTAGAGAAACATGGAGCTGTTCTTTATCAAATGATGAAAGACTTTGATAGAAAAGTATTCTTTGTACATGGTGGTACAGATACTAAAACAAGAGAAGATATAAGACAAATAGTGGAGAAAGAAAAAGATGCTATTATCATTGCCTCATATGGTACGTTTAGTACTGGTATTAATATTAGGAACATTAATAATGTCGTGTTCTCTTCACCCTCCAAAAGTAGGATACGAGTACTCCAATCAATCGGGCGTGGACTCCGTAGGAGTGAAACTAAGCATTCCATTCGACTGTTCGATTTGTCAGATGATTTATCGGTAAAGGAACATCAGAACTTCACCCTCAGACACTTCCATGCAAGACTAACTATATATAATCAAGAAGAATTTAATTATAAAATAAACAAGGTAAACATATGAGTAACTTTCAAGTTTTTAAATTATCTAATGGTGATGATGTTATTTGCAATCTTGTAGAAACAAAAGATAATTCATTTAAAATAACTTCGCCTTTAAAGATGGACACTGTAAACAGAATAACAAAAAAAGGTGTTTCTGAGTCATTAGCTTTGACAAGATGGATACAACCTTACTCTGACCAAGAGTATTACTTTGTACAAAAAAGTAATGTTGTTATTATGGCTGAAGCATCTGTTGGACTTGTAAGATATTATCAGTATGTTTTAAGAAGTTTAGATAGAGTGCTTGTTAAAGAAAAATTTAATCCAACTAAAATAAGTGAAGAAGAATATTTAAACGCATTAGAATTAAAGAAAGCTTTAGATAAAGAAAAGAAAAAACCTGTTGTAGATGAAGATGTAAATTTAAATGAAGAAGAACTTATAGATGAAGATTTATTATTAGATATGCTAAATCCTAAGAAGACTATACATTAGTATATTATTTGAAGAATCTACATAGATTATTATACACGATTTTTTAGAGTTGTCAATAGAAAAAGAAATATAATATACTTCCTTGACAAACACTAGGTTATCTGGTAATATAGGTACTTATATTAACGGAGAAATTTAAATGGCTAGAGTAGCAAAAAAGAAAAGTGTTCACTATGTGGATAACAAAAAGTTTTTAGAAGCCATGAAAGACTGGAAAGAGAAATGTAAAGAAGCAGAAGAAATTGGTGAAGAACGACCAAGAATTACAGATTATGTAGGGGAGTGTTTCTTAAAGATTGCAAATGGTTTATCGTATAGACCTAATTTTATTAACTATACATATAAAGAAGATATGATTTCAGATGGGATAGAAAACTGTTTACAGTATATACATAATTTTAATCCAGAGAAATCTAATAACCCATTCGCATATTTTACACAGATTATTTACTATGCTTTCATAAGAAGAATACAAAGAGAGAAAAAACAAACACACGTCAAACACAGGATTATAAGTAAGGCAGACTTCCAATCCTTTGTAACCATGCCAGGCGATGACACTAATTATTCAATAGGTGGATTTGACCCTAATGTAATGGTGCCAGATGAAGCTGTGTATAACCCTAAAAAGAAAATAAAAGAAACACCAAAAAGGGGTTTAGAGAATTTTATGGAGTCCGAAGTTGAAGATAGCAATAATAACTGACACACATTTTGGTGCAAGAAATGATAATGTAAATTTTAATGATTACTTTTATAATTTTTATGAGGGACAATTCTTTCCTTATTTACAGCAAAACAATATTAAAAATGTAATACATCTAGGTGATGTGATGGATAGACGTAAGTTTATTTCCTATCGTATTGCGAAAGACTTTCGTGAGAGATTTATACTACCATTTCAAGTATTAGATATCAACCTACATATGCTAGTTGGTAATCACGATATATTCTTTAAGAATACAAATGATGTAAACTCTTTACAAGAACTAGTTGATGGTAGATTTAAAAAGATACATTTATATGCAGAAGCTCAAGAAGTAAACTTTGATGGACTTCCCATATTGTTTATGCCTTGGATTAATAGTCAGAACTATATCTATGCATTAGGTATGATTGATGAAACCAAAGCACAAATATGTATGGGACATTTAGATATCAATGGGTTTGCAATGAATAAAGGACAGATACTTGCAGAACATGGTAT